CCCGACTATAAGGGTAATCGACAACGCAAAAAACCATGTGGTTATAAGCGTGTGATAAACAAACTCAAGACTGAGTATGAAGTTATCGTGATGCCTGAACTTGAGGCTGACGATGCCTTAGGTATTTATGCTACAGCTAATCCTGGTAATGTTATCTGCTCACCTGATAAAGACATGCGTCAAATTCCTGGTAGATTGTTTAACATGACAGAATTGATGAATGTGGAACAAGCAGAAGGAAAACGCTGGCATCTTATACAAACACTAGCAGGAGATCAAACTGATGGATACGCCGGAGTACCCGGTATTGGTATTAAACGTGCCATCTCATTATTTGAAGCAGAAGGCTACTCATGGAAAACCGTGGTGGAAGCGTTTGCTGAAAAAAACCTTGATGAGGATGTCGCCCTGGAAAACGCGAGGCTCGCAAAGATCCTCACCAATGATGATTATGACCATGCCAACCAATCCCCAATCCTTTGGACCCCCTCCCCCGATTACCGAGTTGACGATGGAGCAGGATCTAAAGATTAGGCAACTAAAGGACCTTCTGAATAAACCAGAAGCAAAGAAGGAGGACATTATCACTGTCTTCCTTGCACTTCAACGTCAGTGCTTTGCACTATCTAATACTGTAACCAATCTCGTAAAACAATGGCCGAGAACCCCTCTCACTATGGCAATTCCTGGGAAGTCGGAGATTTCATCCGACGACATGAACTGAACTTCCATCTTGGTAATGCTATTAAATACATCTGCCGAGCTGGTAAGAAAGGCATTGAAGGTAAGAGTTTGTCTCATGCCTACATTAAAGATCTAGAAAAAGCTATTCACTACCTACAGAATGAAGTCGATTATGAAACCAAGCCTGCATTCAATACAAGCAGCCGAGTTCAGAGAGTCTTATCAAATTCAATCTGGGACGAATGGGAGACCGAAACAGAAAGCTTTGATCGATGAGGAGTGGAGTGAGTTTCACGAAGCTTATCGTCACGAACCACTGGATCACGTACTGAAGGAATTAGCCGACCTTGTTTATGTCTGCTATCAATATGCAGCTAATGAAGGATGGGATCTAGATGAAGCACTGGATCGTGTCCATAAATCTAACATGTCCAAACTAGATGAGAATGGACAACCTATTTACCGTGAAGACGGAAAGGTTCTTAAAGGACCAAACTACAAACCTCCCCACCTTGGCGACCTTATCTAAAATGTCTAACTATATCTCTCGCACAGGTCGTGTCCAATCTTGGATTGACGACCCAACCTCCCGCCTTCCAGTTAGCTGCACCGTGTTTGTAGTTGAGAATGAAATGGAAGGACCAAATGGTATTGAAGCGTCTTGGCGCTTTGTCAGTCATGCCTTGCGCTTCGGTGCAGGGTGTGCTGTTCATCTTTCTAAACTAGATCCTAAGGGATACCAACGTAAGTCTGGTGTAACAGCCAGCGGTCCTGTTAGTTTTGCAAAAATTTACAGTACGTTAAATGAAATTCTACGACGTGGTGGGATCTACAAAAATGGTGCCGTTGTGTGCCACTTGGACCTATCCCATCCTGATGCTCTTGACTTTATTACTACTCCTAGATCCGAACTACCGTGGGTTAAGCGATGTATTAACATCACTCCCGAGTGGTGGGAAGGGTGTGCGTTTAAAGAGGAACTCCTTTATGGTATCAAATCAGGTGACATTTGGCTCAACAAAGTGAAGTATGACAATGAAGGAAACCGAATCCGAGGTAACGTCTGTCTCGAAGTATATCTGCCCTCACGTGGAACGTGCCTCCTACAGCATGTCAATCTTGGAGCCTGTGAGTTTGACGACATCCCACGAGCATTTTCTGAAGGTATGTCCGAGTTGTGCGAGCTACATGGTAGGACAGGTGTCGGAGATTCTGGAGAATACCTCCCGTCTGAAACTGATCGACAGGTGGGACTCGGAATGCTTGGTCTCGCCAATCTCCTACGGAGGTACAGTGTAACTTATGAGCAGTTTGGACGTGCTTTGGAACAATACAACAAAGGAGAAGTGGTACACTCAGCAGCCTATGAACTTGTGTCTCAGATTGCCTCTGGTGTTACAGATGCCGCCGCAATTGCTCGCCATAACAATATGGTTCGCGCCTTTGCTATTGCGCCCACTGCCTCCTGCAGTTATCGAAGCACAGATCTGGATGGTTATACTTGCACACCAGAGATCGCTCCACCTATCTCGCAGACGGTCGATCGTGACTCAGGTACTTTCGGAGTACAAACATACAATTATGGCGATGTAGAGATCGCTTCTAAAGTAGGTTGGAAAACTTACAAACGTGTTGCCGATGGCATCATGACACTACTTAATAACACTGGGCTTCTTCACGGATATAGCTTTAATTCATGGTCAGATGTTGTGACTTATGATGAAGCATTCATTGAAGAGTGGCTGCAAAGCCCCCAGACTTCCCTTTATTATTCCCTGCAAGTCATGGGTGATGTTCAGGATAAGTCTGATGCGTATGCAGCTTTGAAAGATACTGACATTGATGACTATTTGCAGGCATTGCTTAATGATCCTGTAAATTGCGACTGTCAAGAATGAACCCTTACGATAAATTACAATCCCGACGGAGAAAGTGGACTCCAGTACAAACCACTGCTGTTACATTGAGAGAGGGTGCGGAAGAGGCTATCTACCGTGCCCTTGCAATTCGGCATATGGAACTTCCTGTTGGTGACTTCATAAGTGAAGCACTACAAAAAGAAGTACCTGTTGCTGCACGTGAGATTCTACAAACCAACATTAAGGATGAAGAAAACCATGACACAGCATTGGGATACATTGCGAACGCGCTCGGAACAGATCAAAAGGCAGAAGCGGAAGCAATGCGCCTCCGCCAAGCTTGGATTGATCACCCAGACCACACCATACTCAAAGCACTGGTGGCTGAGAGAAGCATCTTCTTTGTTATCCTCCCCTTCTTCAGGTTCAACGGTGACGCTGGACTGAGGACTGTTTCTGCTGATATTTCTCGTGACGAACAGATTCACGTCGCTACTAATAGTCTTGTCTGTCGTGAGCTGGGTCTTGAGCCTAGCCCTTCTTTAGACAAGCTACGTAAAGCAACAATCAATTGGATTCTACAACCACTAGGTAGTAATCCCCAAAAATATTTGGACAAAAAATTTTGGTTGGCTTCTAGCGATCGGCTAATGTATGAGGGCAAGGCTCCTGAACTTTCCGCAACTAAGTCTGCTAGAATGCCTGCTTTCTTTGAGCACAGTAACGTAAAC